CAGGGCGAGTACGGGATTCAACTCCAGTTTATTGATCCTGACTACCTTGATGAAACCTACAATATGCCGGATGAGGGCATCCTGCTCTCAGTCCAGACAGATCAGTATGGTCGCCCTGTAGCCTATTACTTCCTGCCCCCGACCTACGATTATTTCAGCATGTCACTGACCAGGCGTAATGCCTGGGAGCGTATTCGTGTGTCTGCTGATGAGGTCATTCACGGGTTCATCCCTGAACGTGTAGGGCAGTCACGTGGCGTCCCAAAGTGCCATTCAGTGATGAACAAGCTCTCGATGCTCAATGGGTATGAGGAAGCCGAACTTGTTGCTGCTCGTGTGGCAGCGGCAAAGATGGGCTTCTACATTCCACCGGTGGGTGATCTCTCACTTGGAGACAAAGAGGAAGTTGACCTGCTTGATGAAGTTGAACCTGGGACGCTCATGCAGTTACCGGAAGGTTACGACTTCAAACCTTTTGCGCCCGATCATCCGACAACTGCATTCAGGGACTTCACGAAATCAATGCTCAGGGCAATCGCATCAGGTCTCAATGTCTCCTATAGCACTCTTGCGGTAGACCTCGAAGGCGTCAGTTATTCGAGCGTGAGGCAGGGGAGCTTGCAGGAACGTGATGGATACAAACTGCTTCAGCAGTGGGTAATCGAGCATCTCTGCCAACCAGTCTTTGAACGCTTCCTGACGATCAATTGGCCGATGCTTGGCATTCCTCAGAGATATATGGAGCAGGCACTTCAACCGGCATGGCGGCCCAGGGGCTTTGACTGGGTTGATCCGCAGAAAGATCAGCAGGCCAATGTGATCGCAATTGCCAATGGTCTTGCCTGCCGCCGCGACATCATTGCCGAGCAGGGCAAGGACTTCGATGAGACTGTTGAGCAGCTCGCCTACGAGCAGGGGCGCATCGAGGAACTGGGTCTCACGCTCGGCAGTGTTGATAAGGTCCTTGAGTTTGAGACTGACATCGAGCTTGCCGACAAGCAGGCAAAACAGGCCGACAAGGCAATGAAGAAGCAGGCTGAAATTGCCGAGAAGCAGGCAGAGGCAGCAGCCAATCAGCCGGAAGGTGAGGAACCGGATGGACAACCAAACGAAAATGAGGATGAGGCTGACACCGAAACAGCCGCAAGCAGGTACATCAACGGATCAGCCGACATTGCTATATCGTACATCGACAATTGAGTGTCGCCCTGTCAAACGTGGAGATGGCGACGATGATGCGGAAAGCCGGATGGTCGATCTGTCATTTTCTTCAGAGGATGCAGAAGTTGACAGATGGTTTGGTTTAGAGCGTCTGGACCACGCGCCAAAGTCTATCCGGCTTGACCGCTTGAATGATGGTGCGCCACTACTCCTGAATCACGATCCTTCACAGCAGATCGGAGTGGTTGAACGTGCCTGGATCGATAACAAGGACAAGAAAGGCCGCGCCGAAGTCCGTTTCTCGAGATCTGCACTTGCAAGTGAAATTCTTATAGATGTTCTGGATAACATCCGGCGCAATGTTTCAACAGGCTATCGAGTTCACGATTTCAAACTCGAATCATCAGATGACAGCGGGGAACACTATCGCGTGACAGATTGGGAACCGCTTGAATTAAGTATTGTTTCTGTTCCGGCTGATCCTGGTGTTGGGATCGGGCGCAGTATGGAAGGAAATCCGACTATGGAACCAAAAGAGGTTTTGGACAGCAAGACTCCGGCTGCATCCGTCGCAATCGTATCAGCCGATCAGATAGAGGCTCAGAGGATCGAGACTCTTGAAATGCTGGGCACTAAGCTCGGTGACAATGAACTCGCAAAACGAGGCATCGCCGAAGGCTGGACAGGCGAAGATTTTCGCCGTGAGTGGCTCAAGAAGCAGAACGAGAAACAGATTCAGAATCCTGTTCCTCAGAAGCCTGAAAGCGAACTCGACCTCACCCAGCAGGAAGTCAGGCAGTATTCACTGACTCGTGTCATTCGTGCCCTCGCAGGACTCGGCACTCGTGAGGAAGCCAAGTTTGAGTTCGAGTGCAGTGATGCAATCGCAAAGAAGCGTGGCGTACCTTCACGTGGCGCGTACATCCCTTATGACAAACTTCTCTACAGGCCACCGGTATCAAGAGAAGATACCGAGGTCTTGCACAGAATGGCTGCTTATTACGGGATGCGTCTCACGAATGTTGGCACTGGCGCGTCACCTGGTCCGGCGTTCAAGCTCGTAGGGACTGAGCATCTTTATCAGTCATTCATCGAGATGCTCTACAACAATATGGTCTGCATGTCGCTGGGCGTTCAGGTCCTCGGTGGCCTTAATCAGAACGTCTCGATACCGAAGCAGACCGGTTCAGTCACCGGTGCGTGGGTCGCGGAAGGTGTGGCGGCAGCGGCATCAGATATTGCTGTTGGCAATATTACGCTGACTCCCAAAACCTTCAGCGCACAGACCGAGTTCACACGGTTGGCTCTGCTCCAGTCGTTGCCCCAGGTTGACCAACTGATCCTCTCGGACATGGCAAAGGTCAATGCGCTCGGAATCGACAAGGCCATTCTTGCCGGTCCTGGTACTGGTGGGTCGCCCACCGGCATCCTTGCCGCTGCAGGCGTAAACGTGGCGAACCAGGCAGGCGTGAATTTCACTTTCGCTGATGCGGTGAACATGGAAACGCTTGTACTTGAAGCCAACGCAGGATTTCCTGGTGCGGCATATGTTGGCCGACCTGGTGTCATGGGGGCACTCAAGACCAAGGTCAAGCTCGCTGCTGGTTCAGACATCCCGATGATCGGGGCCGATGGGACCCTCAATGGTTATCCCTTTGCCGCCACGACCCAGATGCCTACCGGCAACATCATTTTCGGCGCATTCTCACAGGTCCTCTTAGGCGAGTGGGGAACGGTTGAAATTCGCGTCAATCCTTACGGAACGAATGCAAACGCTGGTAACGTGGAAGTCTACAGTTTCCAGACCGTGGATGTGGCCCTGCGTTATGGGCAGGCATTCTCGAAATGCACCAACTTCGCTCCATAAAGTGAGGAAAAGATGGCCGATGAAGTAACAGTGAAGATCAAACTTCTCGCTGCTGTATGCCTGGGTGGTGGGGTCGATGGCGATGCAGGTGAAACACACGTGGTTTCTGCCGACATCGCAAGAGACCTTATCGGTGCAGGTCAGGCTGAAGAAGCCAATGGCGATGCCAATGGCGACTCTGAATCCAAACCTGCCAACGGGCGAAGAAAGAAAGCGTGATACCTGAATCAGACCTCGTACCTTTGTGGCAGGACCTCGGCAAAGATGTCACGGTCAATGGTGCAAAGGTACGGGTCATTGATATGAAGGGCCAGAATCCCGATCCGTTCTTTGATGGTCTTTCGGGTCTTTCAATGCAGCCAAGGCAACTAGCAAGTTTTGGTGAGGCAATTGACCACTATCTGATGGTCTTACCGTCAGATGTGAAAAGGTTCAATGAACTCACAACGGTCAAGATCGAGGGGAAGTCCTATAGAACGCATCCCCCTGTTACCAATGCAGTCGGAGTGGGTTTTGTTTCACTTGGTGAGGTTTGATGCCGGAAACTTTCAGGCAGGCATTCGTGGATGGAATGATCGTGCGGTTGTCTGACATTTCAATTGCCAATGGGTACAACACGGATGTGGTTAGTGTGGATGAATGGCGGTTCCAGGCATTCAATGCAAGAGAATTACCGGCAGTTGTTCTCAGGGACCTGAAGGATACGCACGAGACTGCAAACAAGTCCACCAGGCAGCAGATCAATCATCTGAAGATGGAGATCGAAGGGGCTATCGGCCCAGGACAGGATCTTGAACGTAATGCTCGCAAGCTCATGGCAGATATTGAAAAGGCCATCGGTCTGGATCGCGAATGGGGTGGACTTGCAATTGACACGACTCTTGATACTTCACACCTGGCAATCTCAGAAACCGAGATGAGAATAGCGGGTGTGGTTGTTGAATTTACGATCCACTACGCAAGCGTAGTGTTTGACAGTTACCAGTGACGTGAAAGGAAGTGAACTCTTAT